TAGCATGTGCTCATCAGTGTCATGTTGATTGTGTACAATCCAACCAATAGCATCATCAGCCTCGCATCCATCTACAAATATACATCTATATGGACTAAGATTAATAATATCTTCTCTTACTTGGTTGACCATATTAAAGATACCATTCCAATCGTGTATACTATTATCACGGCCTTTACGTCTACTAGCTTTGTATGGTGGAAACTGCTGCCTACGCCATGAATTACCTGCATCAAAACATACAATAGTCTCTCCATACTTTTCTCTATAGTCAACATTATACTTACGTATAATATTCAACATTGTATGTCTAATTAAGTCTTTGTCTTCGTCATAGTCATCAATACGTGGAAAAATTGACGACATTGCAATACTGCTGAAATCTAATAAAATCATAATATCTCCTTTGCTATTATTATTATACTATTACCAGTGACGAATTATCCCAGCTATAATAAAGAAACAGGTCAAAAATTCTAACCAAAACTTCACTCTCTTAAAGTGCATATTAGTTCCAATCAATATTTAACGATGGTTGTGGTGTTTGTGCAGATTTAACTGCGTTGTTTTGTGCCTCAATATGAGTAGGTTGTTCTTTGATATCGGTGACTTTCATATGTGTATAATCGACGCCCAGCAGCCAGTTACGTCTGTCTGCTGGGTCACCATATCGATTTTTAAGTTGACTAAATCTAATTAAGTTATCATCTCTCAATTGGTCATTAGTAGTCATGGCAAAGAAATAATCTGCTGTCATTGGCAGACCAAATGACTCTGATACATCTGTCATACCGACATCAGCATCATTCATACCTTGCCTATTTGTTTGAGTAGCTGTAAGGACTGGGATATTAAATTCCATAGCCAATGCCCTTAATTCTTCAGCAATTGCTTTGATTTTCTCATAGCTATTTGCATTCTTAGATACGCTTAGTGAATTACAAATATTAAGATAATCAATACAAATTAACTCAGGTACAAAATTCTTTTTCATATCCAATTCTTTTAGTAGGCTTCTAAAGTGTGCTGCTGTAGCCATACCAGTAGGATATTCTTTTACAATTAACTTACCTTGTGTTTTAGTTCTAAGGTTTTGAAATCTTTTTAAGAAACTTTCTTTACCAATACTATCTAGTTCTTCTTGTGTCATGTCAAGTAAGTTTTGGTCAATACGTTGTGCAATTTTTTCTTCAGCCATTTCCATAGTGATATACAAAACATTTCTACCACGTTCCAATAAGCTAGATGATATTGAACACATAAATAAAGACTTACCTACACCAGTACCAGCCATGATTACACCAAGTGTTTTTTCTGGTATACCGCCACGTAAGATATAGTCCAGGTGTTCTAAACCAGTTTCAATTTTGTTTTCTTTCTTGTTATAGTAATCCCACCTTTCATCAGCTTCATCAGTATAGTCATGCCCAACTGACTTGTCAAATGATGTTGCAATGGCATCATGTAATAGTTCAGGCAAAGCAGTCATAGGTGTTTTCTTATCATCACCACCGATAACATTTACTGCCTGATAAACTGCATTTACAATAGCTCTTTCTTGACACCAGGCTTCTGTTTTATTTACTAGCCATTCAGTCTTATTAATGGGTTCTACCTTTTTAGTTAAGAACTCTTGTATTGAATTGTAAATAGGTTCAGTTAAGTCAGTCCTAGATTCAACTTCAATTTGTAATGCAGTGGCATTTGGTAAAGAGTTATTTTTGTTAAAGTATCTTACAATTTCATCAAAGATTACTTTTTCATGCTTTTCAGTAAAGTATTCATCTTTTACAAATGGTGCAACTTTACGACAATAGTCTTCATTGACCATCATATTATAAAGAATGCCTTTTCGTAACTCAGAAGAATCTATACTCATGGTAATATAATACTAGGACCTTCCTTCTTTTTAACATTTAACACATCAGAGATAATATCACCACACATTTTTTCAAATGCTGGTTCTCTTGCATATTTTTCTGCATCTTCGATAGTGAGAAACTCTACTTGAAAAGTAAATTTATCATCTTCAATATTCATATCTACAGGTCTCCAAATGACACCTTCATACTTGTGTCCCTTGCCTGTCACTTTAATCCATTCACCACCTTCAGGGTCTTGATAAGATTTGAAATTTTTAGGATTTGTCTTTGACATTCCATGGCCTCCTATATTCTATTTGATTTAAAAATTCGTCTGTAAATATTCCATCGACCCGTATTGAATAGGTCCAACTAGGGTCTGGGTCAACACCGTGGAAATTAAGGTCATGAAACACATAACAATTGCTATCCACATGATGTTTAATGTCATTCTCTTGGTCATATATAAAGCTCCTTTTGTTTTTGAGAGGACATATCATTATTGAATTATGGTCTTCACCCATTATAAATGGGTTATTGTCTCTATGGACGGTAACGTGCTGACAACTATCAATACCAAACACGTTTATTCTTCCAATGACATCGAATGGTAATTTTTCATATATCCATTCTATTGTGTAAGGGAAGAGTCTTTTTGCTTCTTGACTGATGTACTTTCCAATGTGCTCCTGCTGGTCATTCCATTGAGACCACATAATGGGATATACATCTCTCCAAGGATAGTAAGCACCTTTTTTAAATTTAAGGTATTTCTCAAAGATTTGCTGTTTTTTAAAGTCTGAAACATTTAGTAGTTTTATCCTTTCCTTTTCTTCTATAGACAGTTTTTGTCTAGCATGTTTTACATCAACGTAGTCTGAGTCAAAATATTTTGTGTATGCGTCTCCTCTAGAATAATCATCGCCGACACTGAATATAAGATTATCAGACCTAGCCATACCCCAGCAAACTTCATCATTAATTTTAAGTTCATCGTCTAAGGTTAGTAAATCTAAATGATGGTATGGTTTACCGTTAATCGTTATCAGCGGCTGTATCTTCTTCTTGAGAGACATCTTCCTCCACTACTGCTTTAGTACTAGTTCCAATTGCATATCTACTTTTGATAGCATCTGCAAAGCCTTCTTTAAATAGTGGAATCCAAAACTCAGAATGATTTGTATCAGCTTTTCGCTTTTTATCTGTGATTACTTCACCTGTTTTAGGATTAGTACCTTCAAACCAACCGACTGACGGTTTGTTTACCCAGCCTAATTCTAATCCAATATCAAGTAAACCTGACCATTTGTTAATACCACCTTCCCATGTGACACTCAAAGGTAATCTTGTTTTTTCTCTTACAAACCTAGACTTTTCTACACCCATCATAAAGTGATAGCCTGCGATTTCAGTACCTTCTTTCTCTTGTTGTCTACCCATGAAGATAATTTGGTTGGCTGAATAGTAGATACCTGTACCACCGCCCATAATATCTTTAGGAAACATACCAATCTCTTTATAAGTGTGGTTTACAGCTACCAATGGAATATCTCTTGTAGTAAGATATGGTGTGCAAATCCTAAATAAAGATTTAAGTGCTTTTGCTCTTGACATATCAGCAACTGACTTACCGTCTAATGCATCTTCCAATTCTTTTTTAGATGCTAAATTACCAATTGAATCAATAACAATAATTACTTTATCACCTTTGTCTATTTCTTCTAATTGTTTAGTAATATCAAACTTTAGCTGTTCAACATGTTCGATTGGTGTATGTATACACCTTGCTGGGTCTACACCCATGCTTTCTAAATACTCTGGTGTAATACCAAACTCTGTATCATATAATAGACAAACAGCATCATCATACTTTTTCATATATGCATGAGCCATAAGTAATGCTAGGTTTGATTTAAAATGTTTTGATGGACCTGCTAATACAGTAAGTCCTGGTGTAAGTCCTCCATCAATTGAACCAGACAGTGCAATATTCAAAACCGGTACATCTGTAGGTACCATATCTTTTTTGTTGAATAGTGCTGAGTCTGATAGAATTGCTGTTGATTTGACAGTCGAAGTTTTTTTAAGCTTATCTAGTAGCGACATAATATTTCCTTTGTTGGTTGTTTTATTCAGCGTATACCAACGCCGTACTATATTTATACCGCTACTAGAAGTTTTTTGTTAGCCTTTTAGATATTCAGGTTGACCTTTATTAATCTTGATAGACTTAGGCTGCTTTTCTTCAGGCAGCTTATATTCTAACTCGACTACTAGCAAGCCATTTGAGATAGCTGCATTGGTCACTTCAATATACTCTTGAAGTTTAAAAGTCTTGACAAATTTACGAGCTGAAATACCTTTGTGTAGATACTCTTTCTCTTTGTCATCACTTTTACCTGTGATGATTAACTCACCATCTTTGACTGTGACATCAATATCTTTCTCACCAAAGCCAGCAATTGCAAGTTCTATAGCAAACTTGTCTTCACCAGTCTTCACAATATTGTGTGGTGGATAGGACTCGATGTTAGTCCAGTGTGTTGAGTTTAGTTCATCGAAAAGACGGTCAAATCCGATAAAGGCAGACCTTGGGAATGTAAGTGCGTTCATAGTTTCCTCCTTTATTAAGCAAGTTAACATTCAATGAGTCCCATTATTGGCAACTCGTATTATTTATACTGATTAGTGGCTGAATTTTGGTGAAATCTATGCTGCAAAACAGATATTGTTTTGTTTTTCTTTAGTAGTAGCCGTACGACCCAATCATCGCCAGAATCATCGGTAGAGATACTGTTCCAATCAATATCGATAAATCACGAATAAATTCGCAAATCTGACAAGTTTTTGGGTGTTCAGCTTTCCATTGGTTAATGTAAGCTATCATCACGAATTATTTAATAAAATTATACTAAACAGATGGTGTGACAGATTGTAATTTTATTGCCATATTGGCAAATAATATAAGAATTATTTTTTTAATAACTTTTCGTTATATTTCTTTTTTCGTGGTATAGTCTTCTTTTTGTTAGGCTCAACCTTGTGACCAAACGGTGTGTTGTGGTCAAATAAAACTTTGTGTGTTCTAGTCTTCGGTTTTTTGTCCAACGGTTCTTCTCACTATATCATTGTGGTTAAATTCTGCCCAATATAGTTCAAATGCAACACCGTCTTCGATACCTTCGAATTGATGAACCTTACCAGGTTTGACTTGTGTAAAATCACCTGGTCCTAAAATAGTTTCATCTACTAGTCCATCTTGGTCGTCTTGCCAAACTCTTACTAGCATCTTTCCACTTTCAACAAAGAACCCATTCCATTTGAACTGATGTTCATGTTCACTACATTTATATCCCGCTTTGTATTCTATGCGGTGGAACTCTAAGACCCCATTTGCATGAATGAGCTCAGTTTGTCCCCATATTTTTCCAGCTTTCATAGTCATAATAAATATAATACTTAGATAATGGAGTATTTATAATGGCGAACAAAAAAAATCATCGAGTCTATGTGACGTATTTTCCTGATGGTAGATATTACATCGGTTACTCAGGCAAAACAGATAAACAATTTGAAAAGTATTTTGGCAGTAGCACACTTATTAAAGAATACACTGATAATGACTTATATAAAGAAGTTATCTTTGAAAGTGAAAAAAAGAATGAAGCTAAAGTACAAGAGTTCTTATTGCAGTGGCAGCAGAGAGATGACCCTGATTGTCTAAATGATATGATACATATAAGACTTAGACTAAAACACCTAAAAGATTTTGAACCTATAACTTGGGAACCAAGAGACATTCCTGCATGACGATATCAAACGTACCTAATTGGAAGCAGTTCGAGATAGATGGCTGGCAAGACTGCTGTGCTGAATTAAAAGAATTTGTATTACATAAAAAACCAGAAATTGCATTAGGTATGAGCCTCATGGTATGGCGTAGATGCTGGCCACAGCCTTACACAAAATTACCAGAAGAATGTCCTAAGTTATGGGATTTATTAGTACCTACATTTGGTCCAATAAGACAAGTAGGTTTCTTTGTCATGCATGATAAATGGTGTTCAATTCATACAGATAATTATGATGCTATTGCTGATGGTAAGGGTGCAGCTTGTAGACGTATTAATATGCCAGTTATGAATTGTGAAAAATCGGTGACTAGATTTTGGAAACAAAAACCAATTGAAGTAGTAAAACAAAGTGTGAAAGATGAAGGTCCACTATCTAGA